GCCTGCGTTGCCAAGGACGGCGAGTTTGTCTTTGACCCACACCCGGACGATACCGGGCTGACCAAGATCACCTGCCACGGATTTTTCATTGCGCTCGAACCGTGGCGGATTTTGACGCCCAACTATAAGTAGACAGCAAAACCGCCGCATATGCTGTCACCAGGCTACAAACGCGGCACTTTTCAACACAAGGACCAAGAAATGAAAACACTCATCATCGCAGTTGCACTTTCAATGATCGCCGGCCAAGTGTTCGCCACCGGCAAGGACCATCACGGCAACCATGGAAACAATAACGGGCCGAAGAACGGCGGCAGCACTGCCAACTCTTCCAGTGCCTCCGGGGCGTTTTCGGCAGCAGGCGCGGTCGCTGGCGCGGCTTCGATCAGTGGCGCTACCGGCGGCACATCCAGCGCCTCTGGCGGTCAAGGCGGGGCAGGCGGCAGTGCGGCAGGCGGTACCGCCGTCGCGTCGGTTGGCGCCATGAGCTTCAACTTCACCTCTCCCGCCGGTTCGACCGGATCAAATGGTACGTCTACCTCCTTCGTACAGCACGACTACAGCGGTGTGCCGAACAATACCCCGGCAATGGGCAACAGCTACATCAGCACGAGCAACTCTTGCGATGGTGCAGTTGGCGCGTCGCTTGTTCTTCCAGGTTTCGGCGGCAGCGTGTCTGCGGCTACGCTTCGCATGATGTGCGAGGGCCGGCTGAACTCCCAAGCGCACAAGGCACTCGGACAAGAGGACAAGGCTCGCCTCACGATGGAGGTTGTGCAGGAGTACGCCTGCGAGGAAGATGCCAAGTGGGCCAAGATCGCCCGCAAGAAGGGACTGTGCGCACCGGCTGACGAAGCCGCTGCCGTAGCCCAGACAAACCCGGCGTTCAACTCGAAGTAAGATCAATGGGGTGAATGCGCAGGCTGATGCGCACAGATCTGGAAGTCTAGTATTAAGTGCTCTAACCGTTCCAGCGGGGCTTGAAGTAACCGATATAAGCCGGAGATCAGCGCCGGCCACCCCACCATAACTGTCTGGACGAACACGTTATTTGGTGGTAATATGAACACATACGGTCAATTCCAACCGTACTATTTTCTTGGAGGCTCAACATGAATCCACTTACTGCATCCCCCGCACCTTCCCGCGATCACTACGAAACAGGCTTGATTGGCGAGGAACTCTTGCCGAAGGGGAAGGTTCGCGAATTCCGGCTGTGGGCAACACGCCCTTGGACAGCGGAGCGCGCTATTCCCTACATCCTGGCCGGCGGTCGCTTCGACTTCAACACTGCCGATTTCGTGGAAGGTCACCTTCCCAAGGCCAAGCAAGCTCAAGACATTCGTGACCAACTTCTTCTCACGAGGCTTCCCGATGCCGCGTAAACCTTCCATCACCCCGAACAAGCACCTGCATACGACCATCCCTGCGGATCTCGCAGCTCGCCTTGACCTGTTCCTCTGGTCAGAAGCCGAGGGTCGAGTTCCCCAGGGAGCTTATCAATCCTTCATTTGCGATTCGATCAGGGACTTTTTCAGCAAGCGCACCATCGACGTAGCACCCTACATCCCTTCAGCAACCATCGGTCAATATCTCATCACCGGAACCCCTGAAACCCTTCGCGCAGTTATCGCCCACCTTCAAGGAGCAAATGCAGCATGACTTCCCCTGAACTCAACGCAAAAATTTCCGTCTGGCGTCAAGCGGCCATCGACGGCACCCTTTCCCAGGAAGATCTCCGGGAAGCCATCGAAGCTCTTCGCGGCGACCGTCGCTCCGCTGCCGTCGCTTCCGACAAATCCCGTCGTGCAAAGGCGGTTCGCGAAATACCCTCTGCCGATGACCTGTTGGCTGAACTTGGAGAACTGTAATGGCACACCAACTTAGCATTCATAACGTCAAGTCCGTTCGGGAAGAGTACACCACTCTCCAAACCCTGAATGTCGCTGTTCGTCGCATCATTGTTACAGATTACAAAGGTGTTGATTGCACCATTGTCCTCTTCGGCTGTAACGGAAGTCGCCTCGACCTTAAATCTAACCCGGTGGATCAAGTCTAATGTCCTACATTCGCCCTCCCTTCCCTAGGGTTCTCGACTCCACCATCATCGCATCCTTTCGCTCGTGCCCCCGTAAGATGCAACTCGCTTACCTCGATCACTACAAGCCGAAAACCCCTTCCGTCCACCTTCACGCCGGGGGTGCTTACGCTGCGGGTCTGGAGGCCGCACGGGAAGCGTTCTATCTCGACGGAAAACCTTCAAGCGAAGCCATCGAAATTGGCCTAGGTGCTCTGATGAAATTTTACGGTGACTTCGAGTGCCCGGAGGATTCCGCCAAGTCCCTTCCCCGCATGATGGGAGCTTTCGAGTTCTACTTCGAGCGCTACCCGATGGAGTCTGATAATGCCATCCCCGTCACTCTCCCCGGCGGTAAGCGAGGGATTGAATTCTCTTTCGCAGAGCCGATTGATGAAGTGCATCCGGAGACGGGAGATCCAATCCTTTACGTGGGTCGCATGGACATGATTTGCGACTACGCTGGCGGCCGCTTCGGGGAGGACGATAAAACCACTTCCTCCCTCGGCGCATCCTGGCCGAAGCAGTGGGATCTCCGCTCACAATTCACTGGTTACTGTTGGGGTGCTGAGCGCGCAGGCTTCCCCCTCCAGGGCTTTCTTGTCCGGGGAGTCTCCATCCTCAAGACCAAATACGACACCATGCAGGCGATCACATACCGCCCCGCCTGGATGATCGAGCGCTGGTATGAGCAACTTCTCCGCGACGTTCGCCGCCTCAAGCAGCAATGGGAATCCGGCATCTTCGATTATTCCCTCGATCACGCTTGCACAGAATATGGCGGGTGCGAATTCCGTCAGGTCTGCCTGAGCAAAGATCCGACGCCCTGGCTGGAAGGTTCCTTCACCCGCCGCATCTGGGACCCGGTTAATCGTAAAGAAACTCCTGTGGGGATCTAACGTGTGGACGCTTCTTCTGGAAACTCAACTGTCCTTTACCTGGAAGGTTCCCGCCCCGTCGGTGAGCGAGAAGTTTATTGCTGCGGATATTCCCCTACCCCAGGGGTTTCCGTCTCCGCCTACTGGCCCCACACCGCTTATTTCTGTCCCGTGTGTGGAGAGGTCTGGGGCCGTGCAATCTATCAGCATCACTTCTCGTACTCCCCCATACCGAAAAACTCCTGGGTGGTGGAAACTCGTCGATGCGTTAAGCATGGTGATGGGACATTCCTGACCGGACAGCCGCTCGAACACACAAGCCACAAACTTCTAACTCGCGAACTCCTCGCACTTCTGGAAAACTATCATGACTGACACCACCCAAGCCACTACCCTCATGGGACCGAAGATCCTTCTCGAAGGCCCTTCCGGAACCGGCAAGACCCACGCCCTAGGAACCCTCGTAGATTGGGCGGCAGCTCAGAAACCAGCTCTCCCTGTTTTCGTCCTATTCACCGAAAACGGCCTGGAGTCCCTTCTCGGATACTGGCGCGATCACGGGAAGGAAGTTCCCGCCAACCTTCACTGGCACGTCGCAATGACGAAGAGTCTGACCCTCGCCTCTCTCCTCGACGGCGCGGACAAAGTTGGCAAGCTCTCTTATGAAGCCCTCACGAAAATGCAGGACGGGGGGCGGAGCGCGAACAACGCTTTCTACAAGATCCTCGCGGCATGCTCCAACTTCCCTGACGATCGCACCGGAGAAAAGTTTGGTCCCGTCGATTCCTGGGGTTCCGACAAGATCTTCGCAATCGACTCCCTCTCTGAACTTGGGAACGCTGCAATGAAGATGGTCATCGGGAACAAGCCAACTGCAGCCCCCGCCGACTACGGAGTCAGTCAGAACAACCTGATGAATTTCCTTCGTCTCTGCACTCAGGGCATCGCCTCCACCTTCGTCATCACAGCGCACGTTGATCGCCAGACAGATGAAATCACCGGCGGCATCAAGCTCATGACAAAGGCCATCGGGAAGGCAATGGCGAATGACATCCCGCAGCTATTCTCCGATGTAATCTATGCAGTCCGGGAGGGCGCGAACTGGTATTGGGACACTGCCGCGGGAAACGTCGACGTGAAAACCCGTTCCCTTCCGATTTCCTCCAAGATCAAACCCGACTTCGCGCAGATCATGGACAAGTGGGTTATCCGGAAAACCGGCAACAAGTCATAAAGGCCAAGGGTCCTTCTACCCGAGTAAACTTTCATCAAACCGCAACACAAACCAAGGAGCAACATCATGTCTTTTGACGTATCTGCATTCAATCCCGAAGCCTTCCTCGACGCTACCCTCACCGATCCGACCGAAAAGCGCAAGCCTCTTCCCGTTGGCGACTACACCGCGATCATCGGAGCTGTCACCGCTCGTGCCTGGCAAGGTCGTGCTGACACCAGCAAGTCCGGCATCGCCTGGGACATCCCGCTGACGATCGACGTTCCGGCCGCCGTGCAAGCTGAACTCGGGATGGACCAGTCGACCTTGAATCTCAAAGACTCGATCATGCTGGACCTAACTGAAAACGGCACCATCGACAACGGCCCTGGCAAGAATCGCCGCCTCCGCGCATACCGTGAAGCTACGGATATGAACAAGCCGGGCGACGTGTTCTCTGCTCGCAAGATGGAAGGCAAGGTCATTCTTGTCAAGATCGCTCACGATATGTGGGAAGGTCAGCCTATCGAGCGCGTCACGGGGGTCGTTGCTGCATAACCCAACCGCATCATCCAGGGGGTTTCGGCCCCCTTTTTCTTTAAGGAAATTTGAATGAAACGCTTTATCGCAATCAACTCAATCAAGATTGCTGAGAACCGCCAGCGAAAGGAATTCAATCAGGCCGAACTGAACGAGCTCCAAGAAAGTATCCAGAACAACGGGCTGATCCATGCCCCCGTCCTGCGTATAGAAGGCGATCACTACTACCTCGTTGCGGGGGAACGTCGTCTTCGGGCTATCAAGGATTTGTACGAACTTGGCGGAACTTTTTCCTACGACAATGAAGAAGTTATTCCCGGCCTCGTCCCTTACACCTTCCTCGGAGACCTCTCTCCACTCGAAGCCGCGGAAGTTGAACTCGAAGAAAACATTCGCCGGTCCGATCTCACCTGGGTTGAGCGCGCTGCGGCGGTCGCAAAGCTGATGGAGTTCCGCACAATGCAAGCGGGAGCAGCCGGGGTCGCTCCCCCAACCGTGGCAGATATTTCAGAAGAAGTTCGCGGCTCTCGCGCCGGATCGAACCAAGATAACACGCGGAAGGAACTGATCCTTTCCCGTCACTTGAACGACCCTGACATCTCCGCTGCGAAATCAGTTAAAGAAGCCTTCACAATTCTCAAGCGGAAGGAAGTTGCTGAACGCAATCAAGCTCTTGCAGTCTCTGTTGGGGCCACCTTTACTCACAACGTCCACAAGGTATTCAATGCGGATTCCTTCGACTGGCTAGTAAACGCTCCTGCGGAAACTTTCGACATCATCCTAACTGACCCACCCTACGGTATGAACGCAGATGCCTTTGGGAACTCGGGCAAAGCCGGGGAATACACAGAGCATGCTTATAACGATTCCGCTGACTTCGCGCTCGAATGCTATATGCTGTTAGCAAAAGAGGGGTATCGTGTTACGAAAGAGAACGCCCATCTATACGCGTTCTGTGACATTGATTTGTTCCCCACAATCAAGTCAATATTTACTAACGAGGGCTGGAGAGTTTTCCGCACTCCGCTCGTCTGGTTCAAGCCAACCGCCTTCCGCGCACCGTGGCCGGAGCAAGGACCGCAGCGTAAATACGAGATCATTTTCTACGCCGTCAAAGGTGATCGCAAGGTGAATAAACTCTTCGGAGATGTCCTCACATATCCTACCGATGACAACCTCGGACACCAAGCGCAGAAACCCGTCGCTCTCCTAATCGATCTTCTCTCTCGCTCGTATCGTCCTGGAGATAAAGTTCTCGATCCCTTCTGCGGCTCTGGCTCTATCTTCCCGGCCGGGCATGAACTAAAGTGTGAAGTCACTGGAATTGAAGTCAACTCTCAACACTATGGCCTCGCCCTCCAGCGAATCCAATCTCTTGAAACCGAACCAACTTTGAAAGGACTGCTATGATCCCGCAAGAAACTCTCGGCGCAATCATCGTCGATACGGAAACTACTGACATCAAAGACCCCGAGGTCATTGAAATGGCCTGGGTGGAGATCGCGGATGTCTCCTTCGAACGAGTGGAAAATATTGACTGTGATCGTTTCAAGCCAACCAAGCCGATTACCCTTGGGGCAATCGCTACGCACCACATTCTCCCGTCGGATCTGACGTACTGCCAACCCTTCGATCTGGCGTATCTCCCCAAGTCCACCTACCTGATCGGGCACAATATAGATTTCGACTGGGCTGCTCTCGGCAAGCCTCCCGGAAAGAGAATCTGCACTCTCGCCCTGGCTCGTCGGATCTGGCCCGAACTCGACAGTCACAGTCTCACCGCCCTCTTTTACTTCATTCACGGGATTAATGAACTTTCCCGCGATGTTGTTCGGAACGCACACAGCGCACTCCACGATGTCGCTATGACGCATCAGATCCTGCGACACATTGTCGAAAAAATGCAGATAAATTCTCTCGATGATCTGTATGCTCTTTCAGAGTCTGCGCGCATCCCCACGCACATGGCCTTCGGAAAGTACAAGGGAACCCCAATCAAGGATGTGGACAAGGGTTACGTCAAGTGGTATCGCGCACAGCCGGATACTGACCCCTACCTCTTGATTGCCTTCTCTCGCGCAGGGAAATAACATGACAACGTTTAGAAGTACGTTTCCTCACCAAGAAGGGGAACCACTTGTAATCACACCAGAGCCAGTTACTAAGTCGCGCGAATCCTACATTCCAATCGAAGTCTTAATCCGAAAAAGTGACTCGACCACAAAGGTTCTTCGCAAGGTCATCAAGTGGCTTCGTCAAAACGGGTGGGATTGAGATGCCGCAGAGCCGACGAGCCTCCGCCATAGAAGCATTCCTTAACGTAGTCCTCGGCTTCTGTATCTCCGTTCTTGCGAACTGGTTAATCCTTCCATACTATGGAGTATCAAGCAAACTCAGTATATCAATCGAAATTGGAGTCTGGTTTACATTCATCAGCTTCGCCAGGAGCTATATCCTGCGCAGATTATTCGTGTGGATACACGGAAAGGGAATTTTAAAATGAGTCGTATGGGAACAGGCCAGCCAGGCAGCCGCATCATGCTCGTCGGAGAGTGCTTCACGGAAGCAGAGGAATACAAAGGAGAAGCGTTCCTTGGAATGGCGGGAGAGAATCTCAACCGGATGCTTCATGAAGTTGGGATTATGCGCTCAGAGTGCTACACTACGAACCTTTGTAATGCCCGACCTTCCGGCTCTTCCATTTCTTCCTGGATTGCGGAGAAGAAAAAAGACATCACCCTTAATCATATTCTCTGGAAAGGGAAATATGTCACCCGGCAGATCATTGATGGCTATGAACGCCTGCTCCGGGAGATCGAACTCGTCCAGCCAAATATCATTATCACCTTCGGCAATGCCCCCCTATGGGCTTTAACCGGAGCCTGGGGTGTAATGAAGTGGCACGGCTCACAACTCAATATCGACGGCGACCCTTCTCGCACCAAGATCATTCCAACCTACCATCCCGTTCAAATCCAGTGGGCTTACGATCTCCGCGCAATCATGGTTAATGATCTTCGTCGCGCTGCTCGGGAAGCCTCCACGAAGACTTACACCAACCTCCCTGCTTGGAATTTCCTGATTCGCCCAAGTTACCAACTCACCGACATCACCCTTCGCTCTCTCCTAGCCCAACTCAACCTCGGTCCCCTCTGGATTACCTTCGACCTTGAAACGCGCGCAGGTCATATTGCTTGTGCCGGATTCTCTTGGACACCCACTGATGCTATCTGTATCCCTTTCATGTGTGTGGAAAATCAGTTCGGCTATTGGGAGCCTGAAGAAGAGGCCGCCCTTGTCTACCTAATCTACAAAGTCCTCACTCACCCCAACGTCCTTGTGCGCGGCCAGAACCTTCTCTACGACGCTCAATACACCTACCGCCACTGGCACTTTGTCCCCCGCGTAGCTCAAGACACCATGATCTCCCACCACACCATGTGGGCAGGTCTTCCGAAACGCCTGGATTTCCAGGCCTCAATGTATTGCGATCACTATGTTTACTGGAAAGATGATGGAAAAACCTGGACCGCGGATGTGGGCGAAGACCAGCTATGGTCGTATAACTGTGTTGACTGTGTACGAACCGACGAAGTGGGGGCTAAAGAACTTGCTGCGATCTCTCAGATGGGACTTGAGGAAGTCGACCGTTTTCAGCAAGCGTTCTTTTGGCCAGTCCTCAAGGCTATGCAGATCGGTGTCCGAATTGACAAGAAGGAACGCAATCTATTCGCGATGGAGCTTCAAGAAGAAATCGAAAGGCGTGAGGAGTTTTTCAAAAATGTTCTCGGTCATCCGCTGAATCCCGCATCCCCCGTGCAGATGACGAAACTCTTCTACACGGACCTCGGAATAACTCCCATCATGTCGCGCGCAAAAAAGGGAATCCCCGCGCACGTCACTTGCGATGACGAAGCTCTGACCAAGATCATGAAGAAAGAGCCGATCACTATCCCACTGATTCGCGCCATCCAAGAATATCGCTCTCTCGGAGTATTCCTATCCACCTTTGTCATGGCTCCCCTTGACAAAGATGATCGGATGCGTTGCTCTTACAACATCTGTGGTACAGAAACCTATCGTCTCAACTCATCCAAGAACGCATTCGGCTCCGGAACCAACCTCCAAAATGTCCCGATGGGGGGAGAGGAAGATGGCCTCACCCTTCCGAATGTCCGCAAGCTCTTCATTCCAGACGAGGGTTTTACATTCTTCGATATGGACCTAGACAGAGCCGACATGCAAGTTGTCGTATGGGAATCCGGGGAGGTTGCACTCAAGGAAGCCCTCCGTAAGGGCGTCGATATGCACATCTTGAATGCAATCACTCTCGCGGGAAAGGAGCTCCCCGATCTCGATTGGCTTTGCGAAGGTCACTCTGAATACGACCGCCTTCGCTCTATCTACAAGCGCGAACGTCAGCTCGCAAAATCCTTTATCCACGGGACAAACTATGGTGGCGGTCCTCGGACAATGGCAATCGCAGCTGGTGTTACCGTCGCCCAAGCCGAAAGATTTCAACGCATCTACTTCGGAACCTACCCCGGCATCAAGCGTTGGCACGAACGGACTGAACACCAACTTCGCACTCGTCATTACGTCCAGAATGCTTTTGGCTACCGTCGCTACTACTTCGACCGTGTAGATGGTCTTCTCCCGGAAGCGCTTGCGTGGATTCCGCAATCCACCGTTGGAAATGTCATCGACCGCGCCTGGCTTAACATCCATAACAATCTCCCGGAGGTCAAGGTCCTTCTTCAAGTTCACGATTCCCTTGCAGGTGAATTTCCAACCCATAAAAAAGAGTGGTGTCTCCGTCGGATGAAGGAAGAATCCAGCATCGTTATTCCGTATGAAGACCCTCTTATCATCCCAACCGGAATTAACTGTTCTGAAAAATCTTGGGGTCACTGCAAATGAAACCAAAACTTGTGTACCAGAATGGTATCTGGACCTGTAAATCTGCTAATAAATGCGAGGGAAAGGGTTCTTCGCCGCTGCGGGCTTATTACGCTTGGTATAGAGATAGTTATTGGTTCTATAATTTAGGTGGGCGTGTTCCAGAATCTTTTTGGAGATTGTGCAAATGAGCCGCGAATTTCCTTCCTGGATTGACGCCTATGTTAAATACGCCTCCGTCACCGAAGCCCCGAAGCGAATGCACTTCTGGGCCGGGGTATCCGCCATTGCAGGTGCGCTTCGCCGCAAAGTCTGGATCGACATGGCACGATTTCAATGGCTCTGCAATATGTACATCGTATTCGTCGCTCCTCCCGGAGTCGTCTCAAAGTCCACCACTACTGACATCGCAATGGATCTTCTCAAGGAAGTCCCCGGAATCAAGTTCGGTCCCGATGTTGTAACCTGGCCCGCCCTTGTCTCCGCCTTCGCCGCGTCCTCCGAGTCCTTCATTTACGAAGATGAATGGCACACGATGTCACCCCTCACACTGGTTGCCTCCGAAATGGGTTCCCTAATCAATCCACAAGATCGGGAGATGGTGAACCTCTACATCACCCTCTGGGATGGTCGCAAGACCTTCGAGAAGGTAACCAAGATGTCAGGTAATGATACCGTCGAAGCCCCATGGATCAACATGCTAGCTTGCACCACTCCCCATTGGATCGCGGATAACATGCCGGCAGCAACTATTGGCGGAGGTTTCACTTCCCGCTGCATTTTTGTTTACGCTGACACGAAGGAACGGTTCATCCCTTTCGTTGACGAAATGTCGGATTCAGCGGACAAACACACGCGGGAGCGCTTGATCAAAGATCTCGAACACATCTCTCTCAACATCGCCGGTCCCTATAAAATCCATCCTGCCGCCCGTGATTGGTATCGTCCCATCTACGAAGCCTTCTGGAATAAAGCTTCCGAACGAATGGACGACACCATCCTGGAAGGATACGCCGCCCGGAAACAAACCCATCTTTTCAAGACTGCTCTGATTATTGCCGCTTCCCAACGCGACGAACGAATCATCACCCTCGAAGATCTCCAACTTTCAATGATGATGCTGGAAGATGTAGAAGCGACTATGAATAATGTCTTCTCCCGAATCGGCCGCACAGAAGATTCCCTCCATGCCGAGAAGTTCGTTCAGTTCGTCATACGAAAGGGCGGAGTCCCCTACGAGGAAGCCTACAAGATGGTTTATTCCCACTTCACAGACTTCCGAGATTTCGAAGGAGTTGTCTCTGGTGCTGTACGCTCTGGTCAACTAGTCCTAGAGCAGCGGGGAGATAAGTTCTGGCTCACTTCCACCGCAAATCGGACGAAGCAGCAACCCACTCCCCCGCGAAATGATCCTTCAAGTACCTTAGATATGGTGGTTCCATGAACACAATATCCCACAATAACACGAACAAGAAACCCAGGCACCTGTCCGTAGAACTTCTCATAACTGAGGGTTTGGGATATTGCTGCGCCTGGGTTTTCTTTATGCGCTTCAGAAGAACAGCCCTGATTGCCGCCCGATTAGGGGTAACAACCAGGGCCGTTCGCTACGCAAAGGCTCGCTTCAATTCCGGTGAAATGCAGTGTCAAGGATGCGACTCCTGCATGAGCAAGAAACTCACCGGATTTTGTAGCCGCGCTCCAGCCAGTCTTGCTGAATAGCTTTCATGGCACCTTGAACTGTCCCAAGTCGTCCATTCCGCACCATCATCTCTGCTTGGTTTCGAAGCTCGGCCTGACTCTTCACAACCTGTGTATTCGGGCCGCCGATTCCTTGATAGCTTGATCCCATAACTTCCTTCGGGTTTTCCCGATCCACCGGACTGTTGTTTCCCGTCAGGCTTCCTCCGGTTGCATCCTTATAAGCCTGGTGATCCCGCGGTCCTAGGACATCCGTAGTCCCGAACAGACCCGCCAGTTGCAACGTCTCCTTTGCTCTAGCAACTTGCCAGAGGTGATCCTCCTCCTCCAGCTTCGCCGCCTCCCCAACCAGAGTTTCCCAATCCATACGATTAACTGCATTCGGATTGAACGGAACCGAGTTATCAAAGTTGATCATTTCTAATCCTCCTTATTGACGTTCTGCCATTATATCTGTCTTTCGCTGACTTCCGTACGATGTTCCTAGGAAGAAACCAGTAATACTACCCAGGATCAATGAGATGATAGAAGATACAACCATCGCTCGGATGTCGTTAGTCCAACCCTCTCCAAACATTACGGCAACTACGACAATATAAACAAGTGGCAAAATCAGGATTGACACCCACAAAGCAGGAGATAGCCAAGGTTTGCTAGATATTTGTGATTGCATGTCATGCGCCCGCGCGCCACTAATGCCACCACCCCCAGCCTCCCCAACCAGTTGATACCACTGAGACTCAACCGCTTGCGCATAACTACTAGCTAGATTTGGATCAGCTTTTATCGCTGCCACAGCACCTTCTGCCGTTGGTTGGTTCGTTACAGTCTTCGCAATCTCGACCGCAATCTCTGCGGCTTTAGCGTTTTTCTCTGTATGCTCACCTCCCCCACCAAACAGGCGAATCAGAGACGGTGCCGCCTGGATTAGCGACGGAATAGCTGCAAAAACGAATGGAGCCATGATGGTAGATTCCTCTTTGGTTGGTTTGGGTTCGGGAAAGGGATTGGTCGCCGGAGCGCCACCCTCCTGTAGATCTTTCAAAAACTTTAAGCAATAATCCAAGCTCTTTGTAGGTTGTCCGTAGGGGGAGCCGGGTAAGCTAGCCCATTCCCTATTACAACGTTCAATGGCAGTAGTCCAATCTCCTTCCAAAATAGCAGGAAGAGCCTTTCGTCTATCGAGTAAATAGACTGCAGCACTATCCTGACTTGGTGGACTGAAATCAGGTAAACCTAATGCTTTAGCGCATTCATCCCAAGTTCTACTAAGGAATTGATACGCACCCGCAGCCGTCGACGTAATCGGTTTTCCGCCTAAAGTTCTTGTAACAGCAATCCGGGGATGATCGTCTAGACTCTCCACAGTCCCGCCCCCAAACAGGGTTGTATAACCAGCTCCTTCCGTTTTTCGGATTAGAGCCAGAAACGCTTGTACGTTTGGGTTTCGTAATGTTGCATCATATTTGCTCATATAGCTAACCTTATTTAAAATGATCTCGGAACCAAGCCCCGATAACAGTCAGGGGTGTCCCAATGTACAGGACAAATTTCAAGAAAATAAACACCCCCTTAAACTGATGAACGATGGTAATCATTTCTTCAATTTGTGGGCGGAATTCCTCTTCTTGTTTAATGTGAAGTTCCAGCGTAGTTTTCACTTCCTGCAAAAGAGTATGAAGGGGAACAAGATCCGTATAATTTGATACTGTCATCACGCCACCCCAATCTCTCCTTCAGCCTCCAGTGTAAGCGCATCAGTAGTGCCAGCGCCACCTACCAGATAGTCTGTCGTATCCAGGCGAATCATACCGAACCAGTCTACATACCCATTCGGAGGAACCAACTGTCCAGTCCCCATGAATTCTGTCCCTGCTGTATTCCCCCCAGTTGCCCCAATCCAGAGAGAGAACGAGGCTGCCGTAGACGTTTTATTACTAATCCTCACGTGCCGAATGATCAAATAAGTCTTCGTATTCGACGTTCCCCCGGAAGGCATAGTTCCCCCCGTTAGTGTCGGCGGGTTCACCAGATCCGATGTGAGGGTAGTGCTAAGAGCCTTTGGCCCAATGCGGATTGTTTTATTTGCTGCCATATTCAAGTCCCTTCAAAGATTGTTAAGATTCTTTTCTTAGCTCCAGCTACCTTTTATATTCACTGTATCTGAACCAATCGAACGACAGCGAAACCAACTATCCGCACCAATCACCGCGGCTGCAGCAGTCGTTAGTTGTATACTCGGGATAATGGTCCCTCCGGCGTTAATCCGAAAAATCCCCGTAATACTAACCGTAACATCTGTTCCTGTTCCCGCAGTAACAATATCTCCAGTCGCCCCCGCAGATGCCGTGAACGATCCCCCGAGAGCTGCCGCAGTGCTCAATGTCGTTGCATCCAGGCCGACAGCTTGCCAAGCCGCTGACGTAAAGGTTGCAGTACCTGCCCCAACGATACTGAATCCAATATTCCCGGATGTACCCGACATCGAGGAAACTGTAAACTGCATATCGAAGAAATACGATGTGGAATCTGCAACAGTCAGTTCTCCATTTGTCGCTCCCGTAACTCCGGAAAACAAAGCCTGTAACGACGTATTGCTTGTCATCGTTTTTGTAGATGATCGCGCAATAAATGACTCAGGATCTGGAGTAAAACTTGGGGCGAGTGTCAGGATATATTCTTCCGACTCCCCATCAAACAATTCCCCTCCCATCCCTGACATCGGAAAAGTTCCTTGCGCCGACCCCAGAATCCCCGGACTCGTCGTAATATCAACCGCACCATTCAGTGCATCAGCGATTAGATAGAACCAGTGTCTCCAGGAAGGTTCATTCAAATCAGACGCATTCGGCGGAGGTGGAAATCGCTTCATTTTTCTTTCCCTCCCCACTCTCGACGAATTTGCTTCTTACGCTCACGTTCCGCAGCTTTCTCAATCTTAATTTGTGTTTTCTGTTCCTGCGTTGTTCCGTAGGTTGGGAATCCAAGTCCTGATGCAATCGGGCGTGTAACACGTTCGGCTAGAGACAACCCAGGTTGTGTCGCAGAATTAACAGTAAATGGAAGTGCCGCCTGCGCTGCGTGGCCAACGAAGGAATCATACTTCGGAGCCGTGTCCCCGTAACCACTCTTTCCAGACGCCAAATCCATGAGCATTTTGGGCGAGTACCCAAGTTTGTTGTACGCGAACCTAACTGGATCCATCGTCGCATGAACCGCCTCAAAAGTATGCTTGCCAACCTGCATAGAAGTTCCATCCCGAAACTGAAGTCGTGTAGGATCTTTCTGATCAGGAGAAAATACAGAATGCCCAGAGGTTATAAAGTTCAATCCATTCAGCAAGGTCACCCAATAGAGGGTTGAACGCAACGCATACCGTCTGTAAAGATCCGTTGCATTTTCCGGTTTCCACAATCCTTTGAACGTATGGTCACTTTCCCCAAATGCCCGAAAACCAGCCCTCAAAGTACTCAACGCCCAGTCCGGAGCAAACGCCATGATCTGTGCAATGCGCCTTCCTTCGGGACCCGCAAGCCACATTCCTAGGGCGCGGCCAGCTCGTGTCTTCGACTCAGCCGCAATCCCAAACCAATCCAAGCCCCCAGTCAGGTCATTCGTGTAGGTAGCCACCTCCCGAGCAATCTGTTGACGAGTCTTAAGAGGAATCTTTGTAGGATTCTTCGCATGAGCTTCCGCATTCCTCAGGGTAAGCGTCTCGAATTCCTTCAGGAACAACGCACCCTTAATCCCTGCGTGGAGATAGTCCCAAGTAATATGGTCAAGTTTCTGGTTTACCCAGTCAATCTTATTCGTGACCGCGGTTCCAACTTTAACTTCCCGCCCAACTAATCTTGGAGTAATTGCATCAACCGCCTTTCCAATATCCCCAATGATAGTCTGACTTACGTCAAGCGGAATCTTCATTGAGAGGCCTTCTCGCAAGCCTAGATCCAGTGTATCTCCGAGACCACCTTCACGGAACATTTTTAAGGCAGCTTCAATAGGCTTTATCGAAATACCATGCTGACGAGAAAAACCAACCTTAAGTACATCTTTCCCCATTGCGTTCAGATAGACCTCCAGCAGGCTCTTCGCGTGGAACAGGGAACCATACACCTGCACTCGTTTGATTGCCATGGACAGTCCAAGCATCCCCCTCGTCACCACATTTGGATCAGAGTTATTCAGGACCACTCCCAGGCTATCCTTCAGATCAGGATGAACTCCATACCCTTGCATCTGCGGGTGATTGAATTTTTCGTAACCTTGTGGAAGATTCCCATTCTTATCCTGACGAACAAGATACGGCATCCCCTCCGAAGATTTCGCTTCCTTCACTTTATCCAAAAGAATCTTGTTCTCAATCGCCGTCCTCATGGACTTCGCGTAGATCCCAATAATCTCCCCAACGTCCTGCGTTTTCAGGCGAAGACCAGATCCGAGCAAGGCCCTGTTAATTTCGTCGAAGGTTTCATACTTCCCGCGCTTTCCAAAACGAGTATTCGGAGAACCTTCAGTACGACCACTACCGGACTCAAATAGTTTCTCAATAATCCCACTCTCGCGTTCCAGCGACATTGTAGGATCGCGCTCAACGATGTAGGAAATGTAATTCGCTCGCATCCCGCGAATGACCCCTTCATCCTTCGCTTCCGCACCAATCTTGTCGAGGAAGTTACGAACGTAGCGATAGACCACTCTTTCATTCGCGGTAAGTCCCTCCATTGATCCGGAGTCTAGCGCACGAGAAACTTCAATCCTCCGCTCTGCATCTGGAATTGCCTTGTTAATATCCCGCACCATGTTATCTATAATACGAGTTTCCGCCGCAATGTTTCCATTCCGGATGTTGATGAAGGCATCCGTCCCTAACTTCACGGCCGGCTTCAGCGCCGCTTTCCCAAGGATAATGCTCGCAGCAACAGCAGCACCGTACACAGGATCTCCACTCTTCCCGCCGATGTATGTACCCGCGCCCAGTACCGCCCCCACACGGGCAGCATTCCAGGTTGCTTGCTTCCACGAGAGGGTCTTACCCAGTCCCGCGAGTGTTCCAGGAAGGCGCACCAATCCTGCTCCAGCAATCCCACCAAGAACGGCTCCCGCTACTTTCGAATCCCCTGCGAGAAGGGAACCAGCTGCAATACCTGCACCAACCAAACCGATAGTTGCAAGCAACTTCGGATCAGCCTTTCCGTACTGTTGCACACGTCCTGCGTGCTCCCGCGTCGGGACTTCCCACCAGCCGTGACCTTGGGCGTCCTCGATATGCTTCCCACCCAGCCCCTTGAGATAGGTTTCAATGTCGGATTTATAGCGATTATAGATTGATTGGTGACCTGGATCTATAAAAGGTTGGGGTTCTCCGGTCTCGGCGCTACGCCCTTCGCGGGCCCACCC